TCTTCCAATTGCGACTTAACATTAGTTTCTACACCTTCTATTTTCTTTTTATTAGCTTCTATTTGAACTGCTAAATTACCAGCTACATCTCCGCTTAATTGTCCTTTTACTGTTTCAAACCATATTTTAAATTCTTCTTCAAATCCTAGCTCTTTTTCTTCTAGTTTTGTAGCATATTGATTAAATAGTGTAGTTACATCTATTTGCTCTACTGTTCCATGCACAATACCACAATAATTTTTATTTTGTCTTAAGTCTGTTATGTTAGCTTGTGTTATGCTTATTGTTCCTTTATCTACCTTTACATCTGCTAATGCTAACTCATATGCATCTGCATCTCTTTGCAAAGTCGGTGCTACTGGTGTACTAGAAAATGTACCTTTCTTTATATATGCATGTATTTTTCTTTCAGAATTATCAAACCTCAAAACAACTCTATCTATTCTATTTAATACACCATCTGCATTTACTATAGCAACTATATAATCATCTGTATTAATATAAATAGCTCCATTAATCCATGCTTTACCTTGTTTAATTGTAATTGTCATATTGCTATTAGCAATGACTTGTAAATTAGTTGATGGATTAGGAAATACACCATTACCAATAAAACTTGCAAAGAATTCTCTAAAATCTTCTGCCTTATACCTCCTATCTCCATTTACACTATTAAATACAAAGCTTTTTTCCATTATTTCACCATCCTTTTTATTTTACTTATTAAAGTAGGTATACTTTTCCCAAATGTTACTTTTAATTGCAATCCTGTGGAGCTATAGTATTCCTCAACTTCTACTATTCTAGGATGCATTGTTACACCTATTTTTTTATCTTGTACTGTTACTATATCTCCTAGGTCATAATCCTTTTCATAATAAAAAGTCTTGAATGGATTAATTTCCAATTCAAAACTTTTAAGTTCTTCTAAATCCTTTAATTGTACAATGCCTTCTTTTTTTAATTCCTCTGGATCAGTTATTGTTGAGCTTATAAAAGTTTCAATTCTTTCAAAACCTTCTACATAACCAACACTTAAAACTAACTTTTCACTATCTTCTTTTGTTCCTACATATCCAACATTTTTACTATTAATTATACTTTCTGTATAGTGTCTAGTTTTTATATTATTAAAATCTGCTCTAAATATTACTGGTGGATTTACATTTTGATTAACTGATAAATCTTTTCCAGCTATAACATCAAAGATATATTTTTTATTTTTATGGTCTAAATATATATTCCAACCTAACTCAGCAAACTCTCCTATTTGCTGTACTTTATCAGCTAGGTTTTCATAACTACTTCGCCACTTATCTTTTATCCCTCTATTTTGGTTAACTGCTAATATTAATCCTGGTATCTTTCTTTTTATATCTAAAGGATTAATACAATTTTTATCTATAAAAAATTTAATTATTTCTTCTTGGCTACCTTCAAAGTTACTAAAACTTTCACCTATAGCTGGAATTATTAATCTCCTTGCAATAAGTCCTTGTAAACTAATTCCCTTAATAGACAATGTATCTGTTTCTTCCCCTAAATCTGTATATACAAATTCCCTATGTAGTATTATACAAACTTTATTGTAGTCTTTATCTATTAAGATAAGATTATTTTTAATTAATTTATCTACATGCAATTTATTAGCATTAATTCTTAATTCAAATTCTCCATATTTATAAAATCTTCTTACTAGGTTAAAACTTTCATAATTATCAATTTCAGCTAATAAATTAATATTTTTATCTAATATTCTTATGCTTTTCATTTCCTAAACTCCTAAATATAGTGGTGAATAATATATAGCCACCTCTAAATTATCTATGCCACTTTCTGCATCATATCTAAATAAATTATCTCCTATTTCCAATTGCAAAAATGTGCTATCTAAATCTAACCAATTAAAAACATTTTCTCTAGTACCATTATTTTTAATCATTTCTATTCTTTTATTTGCAAATTCAGTAGTAATTTCTAATACATCACCTGCTTTTAAAGTCCTATTGACCTTAATAAATTCTCTTGTATTAACATTAAAAAGACTAGGACTTGTTACTGTAGCTAATGCTTTAAATTGTATTCTCATTCCACATTCTACTGCTCCATAATTGTTAATATTAACTATAAGGTTACTAACCCTATGTCCCATTTCTATTCCTTCATCTGGTATTTCTAAAGGAAATTCAAAATCACCAACCCACAAAGCTACTTCTTCTTTTTTTTCATATTCTTCTGACCAAAATGGTAAAGGACATAAGAATTGTATTAAAAATTTTTGCATTAACCCAATATTATTTTGAAATGTAATGTCTTGTACTCTGCATACAATTTTTCTTGTAACTGAATTATTAGTATATATAAGTTCTCCATAATTTTTAGGATTAAATATAGAACTTATATACTCCCTCTTTTTATCTAAATCAATTTTATCTTGTCCTACTATTCCACCTGTTACTGGTAATAATTTTTCTTTTATATTTACACTATCAATTGTAATTCCATCTTGACCAGCAGAATGAGAAGTGCTTATATTAGCACCAGTATTTGCCGTATTTTCTACTGATTCCAAAATGAAAGGACGAGAATTACTTAAAATTAATTCTTGTCCTATATTGCTTCTATATACTAATTTTTGCAATTTCTCATCCTCCTTTTATATTGTAAATGCTAGGCTTCTAATAGTACTTTCTAACCCTACCCGTTGATTGCTATCTTTTACACTTATATTATAATTATTAGTTCTTTTATTATTATTAGTTATTGTTTTAGTGGATGAACTCCTACCTTGAACACTACTTTGTAAACTCATAGCTTCTTTTTTAGCTGCATTAATTTCTCTTGTTATACTATCAATTAAATCCTTAATTTCCTCTATTGCTGGTTTAAATCCTTCAACAAGTTTGTCTCCTAATGCTTGACCTGCTTTTTTATATTCGGCACTATAACTATGAAGCAATTCAATTATTTCCTTTTGGTTTTTATCCATAATTAATTTTTCTGCTTCTGCTTGAAGTGCTGCCTCTTTAGTCTTTTCATCATAGAATTTTTTAATCTCCTCTTGCCTTTTTATATATGTTTCTTTTTCTGTCTCATAGATAGAATTTATTCTGTCTAATTCCTCTTTCTTTTGTAATTCTAAAAATTCTTTTTTCTTAGCTGCATCTTCTTTTATGGTTATCATTTCTTGCTTTAAGTTTTCTTTTTTACCATCTAGAGCCTGTTTTTCAAGACGTTTTTTTCTATCAACTAAAGCTTTATCTAACTCCTTTTGAAGTTGAGCCTTATTATAATCATCATGCTCATACTTAATAGCTTCTTTAATTTTATTTATATTATTTAATTCTTCTCTGTCTTTTTCTTCTCTGTCTTGAATTTTTTCTTTTTCTTCAAGTGCTGCAATTTCTTTTTCTATTGCTTCAATTTGTGCATTAGCTGATTCTTCAATCTTTTTAATTTTAGTATCATAAAAAGAATTTACTTTAGTTACACTTTCATCTTTCCATTTTTCAAGTGCATCTAACTCTTTTTTTATTGCTTCTTCTTGTAATTTTTCTTGTTCTTTATATCTTTCTTTAAGTGCATCCATTATGTCCTTTTGAAATTTATTTATTTCATCTGCAATTTTCTTAGATGCTTCTTTAACTGAGCCAGCCATTTTTTCAAGTTCAATACGAGCCTTTTCAAATTCTCCTCTAGCTTTTACTGTTTCACTTGCTGTTGCTCCAAATGCATATGCAAGTTCTTCATATCTTTTACGTAAATCTTCTACTTTTTTAGATTGAATAACAACAATTGCTTCTTGATTTTCTAAATCTTTTATACAATCACCAGTGGAAATACTAAGTTGTTTTATTGCAGTATCATAAGTTGTCATTAAATCCTTAAATATATTTTCCTGTGTTTTTAAGGACTTTTTAATTTCTTTTTCTCTATTGTCTAATAATTTATTTCCATTCTTATAATACTCTTCTAATGCTCTTTTAGATTTTTCTAAGCTTTCTATTTTTGCTTTCTGTTGTTCTTTCGTTGTATCTAAAAATTCCTTTTTATATAAAAGTAATTCTGCAATTTCATTTGCATATTTCTTTTTAGCAGACTTATCTGTTGTGTTTCTGGACAAATTCCTTAAATATGCTATTTGAGAATCAACTTTATTTCTTTCTTCTTTTAACTCTATAGAATTTTCATTTTTAAGTATTCTAATTCTTTCTTCTAAAGAACTTTTTCTATTTTCATAATCCTCTTTTAAGCATTCTTTTGTATTCTCTACTTCTTCTTTATTTAATCTATTTACAAAATCTACGTACTTTTCATATTCACCTTTATTATTAGTTCCCCAGTTAAGCTGCTTGCTTGTTCTGTCCTTTATTTCTA